GGTTTTGTTTGAATTTTTCATTCGATCCAACCTTTGCTTTTTTTTATGTGCGCCTTAACCCATTTCTGCACAGGGCTTGCCTTTTCTACAACCGGGTCTAGCACCCATGATGAAGGTGCCCCCCAGTTTAAGAACTCAATAATTTCGTCCGTGTCCGCGTCTAACATGGTAGAGCCAAACGCTGCAAAATATTTTGTTTGGTTTGCATTCTTCTTTCTATACATCTTTTTTCCCTTCTAGTGCCTTGCGAAGTCCATCCGCAAGTTGTTCTGTGAACAAGGTTATCTGGCTGTTAGGCTCCTTGCGATGTGTGGATATGTTACCACCGCACACAATCCCTTTCAAGCTATCTATCTGTAAATAGCAAGTCCCGAATATTGTATCAATCCTAGTCACTGTCGTTTCTGTCCGGTTTTTCATCTAATTCCCTCGGTATTTGTGTTGGGTTGCATTGGCCGCGTTCGTGTTCTTTCCAGACCCACTTCTGGAACCGGGCCTTTATTTCATCGTTAAGTGTGTTCCATACAACGCAACGCTTTGGCGTCCAAGACCCGGGAATCCATTTAGTCATCAGGGGCGATACGGTCCCGAACAAGTCGGGCGTAACCTTCGATGTCTTTCCAGTGGTCAGGGTAATTTGGATTACCACACACAATACGAGCAACTTTTAACGCAATCATTTGTAAGGCTTCTTTCTTATCATCGGTTAAATTGCCCCAATACGGCGCGCAATCCATATGAAATTTTAACGATTGAGCGACTGAGGCAACATCACTAAAATCCCCATGCGTCGCCTCTCGCTCGTTTAATGTTAAATCTATATCGTTGTTCATTTCATTGTCCTTTTTTGTTGGATGCATGGGTTGCCGTTTTTCATGTCAGAGCGAACGCACCAAAAATCTCCATACGAATCGCCTGTTATAAAATCGCGCGTTCTGACTTTGAAGCCAAGGCGCTCCCAATACATACGGATGTTGTTAGAATATCGGCCAGGGCCTTCGTGGGCTAAGGATTCAGTCATTGTTCATCCCCTGTTCTGCTTTTACGTTCCCAACTCTGCGCCATTCACCAACGGCCTTTTCCTTAGATAATCGTGCGAACTCATTGATATCTAAGCGAACAAGAACATGCTCATATGCTTTTTCACACCTTTTTACGTCTTCATAACTAAGCGTCGCCGTTATAGGAATTCCACTGGTGGAGAATAGTGAAATTATTATAATACATTTAATCATATCTCCATCTCCTTCTGTGCTTGTTCGATCATGGTTTCCCACCATTCGATATGGCACCTATCTACATCGCCCTCTTCAGCAAATCCGTTAAAACCTTCCATCGTTCCTGAATTGGTTAGCATCCCCTCAGTCGGCTCGGTCGGGACGATGGCGTATCCAAGAGCTTCGATGGATAATAGCGCCAAGCCCCATGCTCGATCACCCGCGCCCTGACTTGGCGAGGTTTGTAGTTCCGCATTATACGCATAACGCATTGTAGCTATAATCTTATCTCGCTTGGTCATTATTACCTCCATAATGATTTTATTAGTACACAATTAGAATATCCAATCATTGCAGATAATGCCGCACCCCCATGTTGGACAATTGGGATAGACTGGTTAGGCATGAGTCGTGAATTATAAACATGGCGCTCAATCGCGTCATACGCTTCCTTGCCGTACATGTATGTCATTTTATTGCCCTCGGCTTTGTTGGAAGGTTAGACAATAATTCGCTAAGACCCTGCGCGTCAAAAGATTCTTCGGCCTTTTCTTTAGCTAATCGTGCGAACTCATTGCCAACCGCCTCACGAGCATTTTGTGCAAGCGTTTTTACCTCCCCGCAATAAGCAATAGGCTTCCACGTCGATTGCCCTGCATTTTTTCCTGTTTTTGCGACGGTTAATCTCTCAATGGTATATTGTTGCGCATCGTAGTCGTTGACCCGCAAAGTAGCTGTAAGTTTAATTGGTTCCATTATTTTATTGCCCTTTCTATTGCGTCTTTGAGAAGCAAACGGCGTCTGCCCCATAATTCTAAATTTTCGTAAAGCTCAGCCCATGTTGGGAAAAACTTATTTGACCTGCGTATTGTTTTAAGAACGTACTCAACAACGTCCGCCGGGTATTCTTCTAAATCCTCAACGTAGATTGCTATGATAGCAGCTTTGTCGAAATCATCCATATTTTTCATCGGCATCGTTAAAATCATTTTCTGCACCAGCCGCGCTATTTCTCTTTGAGGCATAGGTCTACAAGAGTCCATCGCATTCGAATAGTGCGTGATGTCAACGCTGGAGACTTCGAACCCTATGACATCGTGAGTGTCACTCCCAGCCCATTCGGGTTGCAACTTCATCCCCAATTTCAAAAATGCTTCGAGGCTTTTTGTCGTCTCTGCCGGGTTTGTCATGGATGATCTGCCCGTGGTCGTCGTCGTAACATCCTTGGTTGAGCCATGTCGATGGGTGCTTAATAAATTTTGTGGAAGTTCCTGCATCGCTTATTTCCTGATTATAGGCTTCGACGCCCTGATTTAATTGGTCGATAGTTACACCATCTTTGATTGCCTTAGCGAACGCCTTCTCTGCAGCCTTCTTTCCAATCTTTCTAGGATACTGAGAATACCAGTCATTGAAATTATCGGGCTGAAAAATAACTGTTATATTATTACCTTCTTCCTTTTTTACCTTCTTACCTTCTTTAGACGTGGTTACTTGTTGGTTATCTGTTGGTTGTTTGTTGGTTACTTGTTGGTTATCGTCTTGGTATTTTTCCCAGCAAAGTATTGATATTATTGAGAATTTATTAGTTGAGTTGATGGTTATTTCGTTGGTTGATAAAAGCTTGTCCAAAGCAGTGTCCAAAGCAGTACGCACTTGCTGTTCTGACATACCAAGCTGTGCAGACAACGCCGTTCGCCCTGCGACAACAGACCCGGCAGGCACTTCTTGACCCTTGAATCTTGATGGTTTGTAATTAGCTTTAACCAAAAGATGCAGGAATAGGCGCATAACGTTTGCGTCAGTATACCATTCCCAATCTTCTATGGTTCTGTGAAGTTTTAGCCACCCGGCCATTTATCTCTCCTATCGTTACTCTCCAAAAAAGGCGGCGGGCCGGAGAGCGAAACCAGCACAGAGATCAAGCTGTGCTTTTTTTCACCGCGAAGTAATTATACATCTAAAGGGCGCTTTCGCAACTCTTCTCTCAAATGGGAAATAAACCTATCCATGCATAATCTATGATGCGTTGATTGATGACGCAGCATAAGCGCGCGCCTATAGCTGTTAATAGCTGTTGAGTGGTCCGTTCGGCTTAGCGCCTTAGAAATGTTGCTCCACGTTGCCGACGTGAGCAGGCGTGAGGCCCAGACGATGACATGGCGTACTTGTGCTATATGCTTCGCCCTGGTGTCTGATTGAATGTCCCGGACCCCTATCTCGCACTCTTCTGATATGTAGTTTATGATAAAATTGATTTCTGCGTATAATTTTCTCTGTTTTCGCTTATTCATGATACCCCCACTGGTCTGCCATTGCGTTAGCAATACCTTGATAGGTCGTTGATCGGATTTTCCATCGGTCGGGCGAAGGTGCTAGATAGAACATTCGCTCTCGCACGCTCTTAGGTAGCAGCATCATTTCTGTATAAACGTTATTTGTAGGGGTTAATGGTGGTAAATTATATAAGAAAAGGCCTGTTTTTTTCTGCTCTAAATGCCCAAACTCGTAAGGTTGAACATAATTAGCTTTAGGCATATCTGTCATGCGAGTTAGAACCCCTACCGGGTTCTCGAAACAGACTTTCGGTGAAATAGACGTGCAGGTAAACCATAAATTATAAACCCAGTCTGCCGCTTTAACCCTTTCACTATATCGCGGCTGACCTTCGCCATAATGCTTATTACCGGCCACGGTCAACGCTGTGCATGGTGGATGTGCTATTATTAAGTCCCAACTTTCAGTCAACATATCATAGATATCACCCTTAAAGTGTGGCCCCGGCACATCTGTTGGGAGTAAGTCGCAACTGAGAGCGTCATGACCCCG